GATAAAATTCAGTTAATTGAAGATTATCTTGGTGATGAAGTACGATTATATAAAGATGCTTGTAGTATGATTGATAACGATAACGGACAATTGTATAGTCAATTATCCGCATATGTACAGCAATACACTACTACTTCTGAAGCCGAATTTAATCATATGTGGACTGAGGCACAAAATGCTTTACAAGCATATAATACTGATAATTTATCGACTATTGATTTACTTAATGTAATGCAAAATCATATCTATGATTTGACAGGACAAATTGAAATTTATCAAACTCAAATTGATAATGTTAGCGATGCTATTGATAGTGTTAGTAGTTCTATTAACACTATTAAGGATAACATTAATAATAATGCCAATGCAATTACTAATAATGCACAAGCTGTTATGGACTACACTGATAAAGCTAATAAGCTAAAAGAAGCATTAGGCGAAGCTGTAGAAAATGGTAAGAAATTTCGTAAATTATATGACTCTCCTATCGGTCCGGTTCAGCAAAGAAATTATAACAACCCTAAACCATTTTTATACGGATCTCCTATTGGTTTTGTGGCTGGTAAACACGCAAGTGGCACAAAATCAGCCAAAGGCGGTTTGTCTATTGTTGACGAAGAGGGCATCGGTTCAGAACTTATCCCTACATCTCTTGGCAATGGCAGATATACAATCTTACCACAAGGCAACCCTGTATTTAGCAAAGCGATGACAAATGAATTGTTTGAATTTGCATCAGCTCCAACTGATTATTTTGCACAGAAGTTTGGCTCTGAGATAACACCGAATGTCGTGAACAATAAATCAACTGTTGTTTCCCCTGCTATTAACATCAATGTGCAAGGTGATGCTACTCAGGCTACTGTTAATGCACTGCACAAGGAATCCGAAAAGATTATGAATAACACTATCAAAAGACTTATGTCATATACCGTAAATAACAGACACTTGTAATAGTTTTTTGTCAAACCGAAGAACGATATGCAGCTCCTCGGTTTGACAACATTGTCATATATCTATATATTCGTTCACAGTATTGTTATCATTATTGTCTATATAGTTACAAAATAGTAATTTGAGCAAGGTTTTAACAAAATTGTTATCAAAACAGTTAATTTTCACTTGACAAGTGTGTGGTTTTGCAATAGACTATTAATAGTTACATTTAAAAACATAGACACAGGTACTAAGATATGGGACGGATTGAGATATTTTCTATACATAATAACAACATAAGACGAAAACAATTAAGAACTTTTGAAAAAAATATTTCCATTTGGTTTATTGGTATATTGGTTAGTTCTATTCCCATACTATTTAAAACAATGAATTTAGTGTTGCATGGTCATGCAGAAGAAATTAGTTTTGTATCCATATTTTCAGACAAAGATATATTTTTCTCTATTTTTAGCATTGCTACATTGCTACTAGTAGAAATACTTTTAGTCGATGGAGCTAAAGGTGGTAAAGGTTTAAGGATATATTTATTAGGTATGATGACCATCCTGTTAGCATTATATACTATGGCTGTATTTAGTGACGGATGGTATCGTTATTTTAATCAAAATATAGCTATGTGGATAAATATTATATCATTGGCAAGTGTGATAGTCGTAGGTGTGTTACAGTTTTGTAGTCTAGCTACTATCAATTAATGCACGGAGGCATATTATGGAATATTTCTTTTTAATCTTATCTGGAATTGTTGGGCTTTTAGCTGTATTGCATTCGTTAGGACAGTTAATATCTGCTATCAAAAAACAAAAGCAAATCAAATATGAAACACATTCATCTCAAGAAAAATTATACAAGTATGAGCTAGACACAGATGTATGCAATAACAGAATTCGTGGTTCTGTCCGTATGAATCAGGGATACATCAAAAATGAAAACAATGTCAAAGCAGAAGCTGATGAAATTGTGTTTCCATAAGTAGGGGTAGATTATGACTGATTATCAAAATATATTTTATACTTTTTGGGAAAAGTATAATTATGTATATAATAAGCAAAAAGAGTTATGTATATTGTCTGAAGAGTATGATAATGAGTTATGTACATTTGTTCAACCTATTAAAGAGCAAAAAGATTCATTGGATCATATTACGAGAGCTTATAAAGATTATTATGACGGTATTGCTGGTAAAAACAGTACCGATGCAAACATTGAAGATAATTTAGATAAAGCATTGGGGCATATTTTTCGTGCCTATTACGACACGGCGGATTTTTTTAGCATTGTAATAAGGCGTACTTTAAGTATGCACTTGCAGCAATTTACATATAAGCAAATCATTACAGTATGGCGTGAGTATGAAGATAATCGCAGATGGTTAGTAACATTTCCTACACTTATGGCTGGATTACGAAATAATAAGGGTATAAATTCAAGTTTTCATGATATTAAAGAAAAGGTTGATGCGTATTATGAACCAATAGAGTATCTATTTGAATTATTTAACACATTTATGTTGGAAGTTTACCCTAAGTTATGCAAGCGATATGACCCGCCAGTAGATTAATTATTTTAAAACTAAATAGTAAAATATTGTAAGAGAAGATGAAATTTCATCTTCTCTTTTTTATTGCAAAATTAAAAGAAAGGCTGCCGGTTGACAGCCTTTTGTGTTACTTAGATTGTTCCATTTCGTGAGCTAAATAATGTATTGACTCATGATAAGTACACCAATAACTGTTATTAGCTCTTGGTCGGTCACATCCATCTTCAATACAAGTTGATGAACAATTTGAGCCAATCAATGAAAGTAACAGTATTACGCCCACTATAATGCCAATGGTAATCAGTTTTCCACTATTGTTTTTAGTGTTATTTGCATTCATTATTCTTCACTCCCTTTTTGTTTTATTTTACCATAATATTTTTATTTTTGCAAGTAAGATTATATATTTATCTATGTTTTTATTAAGGAGGTGTTTTGGTTGTATAGAGATTGTTATTTTACCTATAATGATATATACTCAGGTGATTATAATTTAATTTTAGCTTTTATAAGTGACGATAGTAATGAGTTCGCAAGTGGAGGCGAATATGAACCCACTACTGTGGCTCTTCCCCATAATGCACAACAGCTTTTATACAATCTTAATTATGCTGAACATCCACTTGAATTTTCAGTTGAAATTATTAGTCCAGAAGATAATATTCCAGCCGAAATAATGATTGAAATTAAAAATTGGTTATTCGGACAAGACGGTTGGAAACGACTTTGTTTGCAAAACGAAACATCTGACTATTACCTCAACGCATTATTTATTCCTGACAGTGATATTACCGATGCACGAGGCTATAGGGGTTTGCGTTGTAAGGTACAAAATGATAGTGGATTTTGGTATCAGGACAATGAAGTTGAGTTTAAAGGGGTTGCAACTAAACCGTCAAATACAGGACAAACATTATCTTTTGAAACTACAATTGATATTGAAGGACAACCTATCAATAACAAAATTTGTCCTATTATTGATTTAAAGATCGGACACAACTGGACAGAACATCAAATAGATTACACATTATCGAATTATAGAGTGTATGTTGGAAATAAACTTAATAAGTCTATGTTCGTTTTCGATGCGAATGTGAATTATCATACAGATAAAGATGCCGTATACGAACTGGATACTCAATATGGAATGGTAACAATGAAAGAACCTAATGAAAGAACTTTTCATTCACTCACTCCCCCATTCATTCAATACAACGGAGTTATTAAAGATAATCTCGATTATGTATCTTTATTTTGGCTTGGCAATGGTCAAAATCAGATTTATCTATACATTAAATCCGCAGATAAAACTGACGCTAAACATAACTATGCTTACGATGTTTTCGATCCCGATAAAAGCTTAGTTTTAAAGTACACTACAATGCATAGGTTGGGTGGTATTTAATGCAAACACGAAATTACGCACAAGAGACTCCCGACATGGTGTTGTATAGACAGAATAAAAAGACTTCACTTGGCTATGTCAAAAACATACACAATTGGACTGCTGATTATAATTTCGGAGCAGCTTCGGAAATGAGTTTTGAAGTGCCTAAAAAAGTTTATGACACTCGTACCAACAGTTGGATGGACAATCCTAATTATGATAATCTAAAGCCTGATATGCTTTTGTATCTCAATGATTCAACTGAGTATTTTAAATTTACAGGAGAAAGTTATTATGCAGATTATCTGTATAATTTAAAAGGCGGAGGTAAACCAACAAAGTATAGTTTGTCATTTGATGTCAATACAGCAATTAACAATTTCAGCATTAAAGATGAAACTATGCTTTTTGATATCGGCTCTACATACGGTTATGAGTGGGTGTGGGGTGGCATGATTAATGATGGGGTATTTAAAGATTATTCAGAAGATTTAGATTTGTACCAGCAAGGATGGTATGCCTACCAGTATTTAGCCTGTAAAAGTTTCATACCTGTCCATAAAGGAGATATCATTGCGACAAAATGTTTTGAGGGTGACACTTTACAATATTCATTCAAAATTCATTACTATAAGGAAGCTAACGCAGATAGTTGGCTTAAATCTGATGATAATTACTATCATTATACATCAAAAGAGCCATTCCGAAGATGTGTAGATTTTACAGTAAAAGATGGCGATGGTAACATTGAAAATAATACTGATACTATTGATGAAGGGTATATCCGAATAAGCCTTGTATGTAGCCGAGCGACATATAGCAACCACACTTATTATACATATATTCCCAAAGCCTCTTGGGTGCAAATTTTTTCGGGAGAAAGACTGTGTACACATTTTGAAACAAATAAAAACAAAAACTATGGTATACGAAATGTGTGGTGGGTTATTACTAACACAGAAGAAATAAATGATAACGGAAGTAATGCTGTGCTAAAAATAACAGCCCAGTCTTATGAGATAACTTTATCAAAAAGAGCGTTTTCGTTGTCGAATAGTACATTACCACTATTTGTGCCTGATCGTATTAACAATCTTGTTACCAGTAATGATTGGTATTATGATTGTTATAGTAACACAAGACACAAACAAAGGTTTGTCCGAGGGTTGCTAAATCAAATACTCGACTATCTTCCACAATGGAAAATAGGATATGTTTCTCAAGCAGTGTGTGTTAGGTATAGAACATTTGACGATGTTGATAATGCAAATGTTTATACTTTTCTAAATAATAATATTGCTTCGTCATACCAATGCTATTTCATTTTTGATTCAGAAAATATGACAATTAATATAATAGATGGAAACATAGAGACAGAAGAGCGGCGGTATTATGATACTGATAACAAATATCTGGGTACTCATTCTAAGACGATATTAACATGGCAAAATGCAATCAAAAATACGAATATTCATACAACTGATGACAGGTGCATTACTGCATTAAGAGTACATACATCTAACGATCAATACGGATTAGGGTTAATCAACCCTACGGGAAATAATATATTGTACAATTTTAGTAGTATTGAAAATCAATTAGATTATGTAGCTGATGACACTAAAAACAGAACCTTAAAAGAAGCTCTGGCGATATGGCAGACGAACATTGAAAAACAATCTGTAGAATACGCTAATACAGGGAAATTGTTGATTGAGTATAACAAAAAGAAAATAGAGCAAGTTTCTAAAGTATCAAAAGCTTTAACAGCATACTTAATGGTCGCAGATACAATTAATACACATCTAATAGACACATATGGATTTAGCGACACTCCAATCCCTAACTCTTCAGATAGTGGAGCTTTGCGTTATGCTTATCAAGTTCTTGTAGATGACCATGTGCGTACTCCGAGCGAAATGAAAAACCCACCATATGATTACATCAATTACGAATGTTATTACTCCAAATCTTTATATACAAAATTGTATTCGGCAGCAGAGACATATTGGAATACAAAAAATGATTATGATAACGTAGTAACCAAATACAACACATGTTATAACAAGATGCAAACAGTAGCTAAAAAGTTTACACTGAATTACAAAACGGCACTTCAGGCAAACAAAGACGGTATTGCAACAATCCTCTCCCCCGCTGAAATTTTAGAACTTCAAAATTACATTACTGAAGGCGATTGGACAAATGACAATATTGTATTTAGTGATACCTATTCCGCTAATGATATTATAACAACATTACAAGAAGCAATGGTTCAAGCTAAATCTGACCACGACAATTATCTCAGTAAGCAGTGTTATGAATTTGAGATTGAATCAGCGAACATATTAACAATTCCCGAAATGAAGGATAACATTAGAGATTTAACACTTGGTACAGCACTATCTCTTGAAGTAAAAGACGGTGATTGGCAGTATCCTATTTTGCTTTCAATCCATATAAATTATGACGATGTATCAGATTTTAGTTTGACATTTAATACAAACTATTCTGCCAAGCCTCTCAAGAAGAGATTTATTGATTGTTTCAATACGATTTCACAAACAAGTGTTAGAAATACAACATTTAATTTTACAGAATAATAGGTGGTGATTATATGATTATTAGACATTTGAGCATTGATTGTGCTTATATTAATAAGGTGCTTGAACCAATCACACAAAGAGAACACGGTGTGACTGAGTTTGAGATTGAGATTAAAAATCACGGTGCTGATATCGACCTTTCGGAATGTACGCTTGCCACCTATTATGGATTAAAGCCAGACGAACACAAGGTAGGCGTTGAGTGCAGAGTAGATAAAGATAAAGGTTTGATTTATTTACCTTTGTATTTACAGATGACAACGGCTGAGGGTGTGTTAAAAGGCATTGTAGAATTACAGTTCCCTGAAGGTAATGTAAGATTTTCAGGCGTTAATTTTAAGGTTTCTTTTGCACCAGATGACACCAAGATTGAAAGCACTGATGATTTTAACATCTTAGAAAATTTTATCTCTAAACCGACTACAAACGGTGTTGTCGGACAAGTGTTGTCTATAGATAATGACGGTAACACTATTTGGCGAACACTTAAAGAGTTTGACGGTGATTATGCACATTTGAGTAATAGACCTTCTATTAATGGCGTTGAACTTAACGGAGATAAGTCACTTGAAGATTTGAACATTAAGCAAACCTATACTGCCGATGATATTCCGTTTGCAGATGGCGAAACTTTTCAACAAAAGTTCAACAATGGTGAACTAAAAGGACAAGATGGTGTTTCGGGTGCTGACGGAATTACTCCGCATATTGGTGACAACGGCAATTGGTTTATTGGCGAAACAGATACAAATAAACCATCCCAAGGTACAAACGGCGTGAACGGAAACGATGGTGTAGGTGTTACAAAATCCGAAGTTAATACAAGTGGAGAGCTTGTAATTACATACTCGAATGGAGATTCAACAAATCTTGGCAAAATCGTAGGCAAAGACGGTCTTGACGGTACAAACGGACAAAATGGTTTATCAGCTTATGAAATCGCAAAAAATGGTGGTTTTATTGGTACTGAAGAAGAATGGTTAAAATCTCTTAAAGGTGCTGACGGAGCTAAAGGCGAGCAAGGTGAACAGGGAATACAAGGTGCACAGGGTATTCAAGGCGAAAAAGGTGAAAAAGGTGAAAAAGGTGAACAGGGTGAAAAAGGTCAGGACGGAACTGACGGTATCGGAATAGCAAGCTCCGAAATTAATAAAAATGGTGAGCTTGTCATAACCTACTCCGATAATACTGTTTCTAATCTTGGTGTTGTAGTAGGTGCTGACGGCAAAGACGGCACAAACGGAACAAATGGCGTTGACGGCACAAACGGTATTGACGGTATCGGAATAACTAATGCTGAAATCAATAATTTAGGCGAATTAATACTCACATATTCCAACGGCACATCTGCAAATCTCGGAAAGGTTGTCGGAGCTGACGAAAATACAAACAATAGCATCAAAGAGTTGAGGCGTTATTTAACAAATATGGGCTTACTGGTCTTTGAATCATACCCCTATCAATGGATGTATGCAATTAAAGACATTCGTGTTACAGATGGACGTGCTATTGCTATAGGTTACATCAAGCGAACGCACTCAAAAAATCTCATTGCCCTTTACCTAGTTGAAAACGGTGCATTAACGACTATTCAACTGTATGCTAATGTTGATTCTGATATAACGGGTTACGCAACTTACTCTAATTCAGCCAAAACTGTCACTATGGCAGTAAATTGGGACGAGATTCCTTATAATACTAATGTGCAGTTTGGTAAGAATTATGTTCTTTGTTCAGCATGGTGTTATGGTGATACAAGACTTAACTATCTGCTTGATAAAGCCAAAGAAGAAATGAATTTAAACATAGTAAACAAGATTTCGAGTTTTGTGTCAACTGGAAAAGCAGACAAAATTGTATCTAACGTGCAGATAATTGGCATGAATCACACAGATGCTCGTTTACTTATAAGTAATTTTAACCGACACTATAATGGTGATGATACCGATTTACTTTATATCTATACGACAGACGATACTGGGGTTACAGCAAATCTTGTCAAAGGTGTAAGAGTTACCGAGGAAACTGGTACTGCAACTGTTGATTTATCCGCAATCGTGTCTGGTGCTATTATGCGATTTGATTATGATTTCTCGGGGATTACTGACGGTACAAGACTGCAAGGCACAGGTACAGGTTTTCTTGTCAAGAAAAATTGCTACAGTTTTGAAAGTGTATCGAAATCAGATTTTGAAAATTATGAGGAAAAAATTCCGATTGATTTTGGATTTTTTGAAAAATTTGCAGTTGTAGGCGATTCATATGCAAGCGGTGAAATTTATGTTGCCGACTCTTCACAGAGTAAAGGATATACCGTAGCAGATTATTATCAGAAATCGTGGGGGCAGATTTTAGCGAGAAAATATGGTGCAACCTGCATAAACCTGTCCGTAGGTGGTCTTACAACCCGAACATGGCTTACCAACTCTCACGGACTTGCCAAAATGCTTGCGGAGAAACCACAAGAATTATATCTGTGTGCTTTAGGCATTAACGACGAAATTTCTCTCGGAACTTCGTACTTAGGCACGATTGAAAATATAAAAAATTATGATTCCTATTCCGATTATCCTGATACTTTTTACGGAAATTACGGGAAAATTATTGAGCAAATCAAAGCCCACGCACCAAAGTCAAAAATTGTGTTGATGTCTATGGCATATCTTTATAACGCAACGGAGGATAGTTTTACTGCTGCCATAAAAAATATTGCAGATTATTACAACATACCTTTTATAAACATTAAGGATGACGCTTTCTATGCCAAAAACAGCATTTACAAAACAGGGCAGTCTTATAATCACCCGACAGCACCTTTATATGCAGGCATGGCGCAAGCCAATGAAAGACTTTTTTGTCGGTGTGCGGTTAGCTATTACGATTATTTTAAGGACTTTACCGGACAGTAAATTTTTTAGCAGATTTTAGGCTATTAGTAAGATGTGCCTGAAAAAATCAGGGCGCAGGTGCAGAAAATTTTAAATAATTAATAGGAATGATAGCGAATTTGAAGAGTTTTAAAAGGAGGGTTTTAAAGCCAAATTATTCGTTATAGTGTACAAGTAATATTTCTATTTATGAAAATACAATGTATATATTAACGAAGTGATAAGGAGGAAAATAATGAAAACCTACAATAAAATATATACAGTACACGCTTGGAAAGACAACAACAAGTTTTTTACTGTGACACAAGGCGAGGGTGGTATCAAATATCCTCGCCTTATGGTCGTGGATGATAAGGGAGCAATCGACTTAACTGGTTCGGCAGTTACATACACAATAACTCTCCCTCGTGGTTCTGAAGAAATTGTTGACGCAACAATTATAGATGCTAAACGAGGCGTTGTTGAGTTTGAAGTTAAGCCCTCTATGACTGCTTATGCAGGTATGGGTGAAGGTGAACTTAATATCACTATTGATAACAAAGTTTTGAAAATTAGCGGTATTAATCTCACTATTAGCAAGTCAACCAGTGGTCGTGCAATTGAAGCAAGTGAACAGTTTAGTGCATTATTAACCTTGATATCCAAATATTCTAACATCAATCCTGAAAACAAGGATTTGAAGATTTTGGAGAACTCTGATATTACGGATGCAGCTAAGAATTATCCAAGCATTCAATACCTCCTAAATAATTTTTGGAGTAACAATAATTTGTCACTATTGAGTTCAACTGCGTATGGTGTTAGCAATTCAGGAGTAGTGACAAGCTTATCGAAAATACCGACAGCTTTGCTAAGCAAAAGATGTCTTTATTTTCCAGCAGGTACTTATAAGTGTAATGGTATTGCTTTATCTAATATTGATGACTTGACCATTATTTGTGATAATGCTAATTTTGTATTTTACAATCAAGCTACTAATTCGACAGACGCTGCTGAAACGACTGTGCAAGGTTCGTTTTTTAAGTTTACTAATTGTAATAACTTAACAATTATCGGGGGTTGCTTTGATGGACAGCACAAAGTGTCTCAGTGTATTACATTAGTTGGTTGCCAAAACAATAATATCACCAATGCAACCATTAAAGGTGCAGGAAACAAAGCATCTTCATTTGCTGCTGGCATTAATTTAATTAGAGATTGTTCTCAGTTTAATATCAATAATGTTATTGTATCTGACATTAAGGCTGGTACTGTATCTGAGGATACATTTATTCACGCAGTCGGTATAGGAGTGTCAAGTGTTAATGGTGAGTTTAGTCAACACGGATATATCGGCAATTCTCAAATTAGCAACATTAATGGATACAAAGTTGGCAACAAAGAGCCTGATGGAGATGGTATTTATTTAATTCAAAGACCTTCTGCTGACTGTAGTGGTGATAGTTATATTACTGTATCCAACTGCACAATTACTGACTGTGCAAAAAGAGGCATTAAAGTAAGTACAAGATATACCAACATTGACAATTGTTACATTGATATTGATGGTTGGGGTGCGGCAATTGAAGCACAATACGGTAAGATGACACTTAGAGACTCAACAATACACAATAAGTATGCAAGTTGTGTAACTCTTGATTGGGATAACGGCACTAATTATATTGACAACTGTAAACTTTATGGAGCAGATAAAACTGAAACATCTACGCATGGAGACAAATACACTGGCAATGGCATTGTGCTTAATCAGAGACTGTCTGTAACAGGTACATATTATACCAATGAACCGTGTAGTGTTATTGTACGACATTGCACAATTGAAAATGTGACAAGTCCGTTAAGATCAGGGTATGCAGCAGGATTGACTTATCAATATCAGTCTATCATTTTTGACGATTGTCAAATAGGACATTATCGTGGTGTATCTGCAATTATGTTTGATGCAAGTATGATTTCGGCAATTAATAAATTATCTTTATCTAATGTTAATTATAAGTATGGTACAACTGAAAACGAAGTACAAACTGCAAATAATCAATACTTTGGTTTGACGAATAGTGGTAATACTCTCGATATTGGTTCAACAACATATGTTAAGCCTAATCATATGCTGTACACCAATAATCTTACAGACGATTATAATAAATTGTTTAGAATGTATGACTTGTTAGATAGCGACTTTGGTGCGCCAAAAGCTAATGTATCAGATGTGTTAGAGGATGCTCCAAATATTTTATCGTGTACTAATGGTACATATACAAGCAAAACCAATACTCACTTTAGTGTCGTAGCAACAGACAATACATTGAGTATTAAATGCGATACAGCATACACAAGTGGCAAGTCTTTCGTCTATGTTAAGCTTGATTCATTGGAATTGAAAGGCGGTACATATAATTTCTATATAGATAATATTACACCAGTTTCATCAGATGTGACAATTACTTTCGCAGATTCGTCTTATAACATAATTGATACATCTCTGGAGTTAGCGTTGAATAAGGCTTCCAAGTCATTGATTGTAGACGGTGTAACTAAACCTATTACATATTTACGAGTTAAGCTTGCAGCGAACAAAACAATTGATATGCAATGCACTGTATCTCTTGCTAATCGCAATAAAGTCTTAAAAGGCAATCTTGAGGCAAGAGTTGCAGCGCTTGAAAAAATAATACAAACAAAGGAGTAATAACCAATGTGGTGATTGAATGAGTAATGAAATAATTGAAATCATTAAGACTATTAGTGTATGCTTTGGTTGTGCTACTGCTATATTAACAGTGTTGACTGCTATCGTCACTCCTCTACGCCGTAAAATAATCGGTTGGGTGCGAAATACAAACAACACTAATGACACAATAGAGAAACTGAACAAAATTGAAGAAATGTTAGAGTCTCACATTTCTCTTGATACAGAGAAGTGGGATATGTCGGTTAAGTTGGCTGAAGCAGTGAAGGCAGGTTTGAGAAATAGTATCTTAGAGTTGTGTGACAAGTGCATTGCAAAAAATAGTATCACCTCGATACAAAAGCTCAATTTGATTGACCTGTATAAAGAGTATCACAATCTCGGAGGAGACACATATTGTACTGATAGATATAAACTGGCATTACATTTGCCAGAAAAGAATATTTAAGGAGTTGGTTATATGATTAACTGGACAGTAAGATTTAAAAATAAAACATTTTGGCTTGCACTTATTCCTGCGGCACTTCTGTTTATTCAGGCAGTAGCTAAAGTATTTGGGTTTGAGCTTGATTTTGGTGAACTTGGCAACAACCTTACGGCGGTAGTGAATACCATATTTGCTTTGCTTGCAGTGCTTGGTGTTGTGGTCGATCCTACAACTAAGGGTACATCAGATAGTGAACAGGCTATGACTTATGGTGAGCCTAAGTAATTAAATACAATACATAAAATTAGCACTCATCTCTTAATTGAGGTGGGTGCTTTGTAATTTAAAACAGATGAAGGTGAGGAATAATTATGACAAATGCAAATTTTATTGAACTTGCAATATCAGAGGTACGCAGGTATGTTTTAAATCACTTAGATAAGTCAGATGGTACACCTGTTTTTGACATTTTTGTAGTGTGGTCATGTAAGACTTTGCAAAACCACAAATGCCTTATTAGCACAACATTACACGATGGTATGTACTACGAATGCACATACAATGGCGATAAAAACGAAATGTATCTTGACGCATACAAAAAGTTTGAAAACAAAAAAATTATTTGTGAAAGCGAGGAATAATTATGAGTAATTCAAAACTTGTTAATTACACAAAATTAAGCCCAAACCACAGTGGTAAACGCACACACAGTATTGACCGCATTACTCCGCATTGCGTTGTAGGTCAGTGCAGTGTCGAAACCCTCGGCAACATCTTTATGAATACAGCCTGTGAGGCAAGCTGTAACTACGGAATCGGCTATGACGGCAGAGTGTTGCTTTGTGTAGATGAGGGCAATCGCTCTTGGTGTTCATCAAGCAATGCCAATGACCAGAGAGCAGTCACAATCGAATGTGCAAGCGACACGGTAGCTCCGTACACAATGAACAGTAAAGTGTACAACAAACTTATTACACTATGCGTTGACATCTGCAAGCGTAATGGCAAGACTAAACTGCTTTGGTTTGGTAATGAAAGCAAGACGCTAAATTATTCGCCAAAGTCGAATGAAATGGTTTTAACTGTACATAGATGGTTTGCAAATAAATCCTGTCCGGGCGATTGGCTTTACAACCGTCTTGGCAATCTTGCAAAAACAGTAACTGCAAAACTTGGTGGTAAAACAACAGATACGGAGGAAGAAGAAATGATTAAATACGGTTTACATAACACAGCTATACTTGCATTCAAGAAACAGTTGATTACACTCTATAATATGGGTATCATCAAGACAAAGGTTGACAACTCGGACGGTTTCGGAGATGGCACTTTAAAGGCTGTAAAAGAAGCACAGAAAGCAGGTAAGGTCACAGTTGATGGTATTGTTGGAGAAAAGACAATCAATGCTATCTATCATCTTATTAATGACGGTATTCGAGCAAAAGACACCAAAATCGCCAATGCTAAAAGGGCACTTGGCTGACAGACCAAAAGATAACACATAAGTTCGTACTGTGATACTTTAGGGTATACGGTCTTGGTATTTCTGCAATGTTTTTCGAGCTTGTGGGGCATAATATATTAGTGATCGCCCTGTGATAATCTGAGGATTCACAGGCAATTATGACATTTAGTGTCAGCCCACTTGGGCAGATTTGTATAGTGGTAACATCTACCTTTAGATGTCAGGAATGCGAACGCAACTACCTTTCTGTAGAATACAGATGAAATGGTTTAGATTCTTGGTCGTAGCACGATGCCAGCGACTCAAAATAATTGGACAGCGAGCGAAGATAAGACTATGGTTGACCAACATAGAGGAAGATAAAGAGGTGGGTTGGTTTATGGCGTACCAATGGTCATAAACGCCAATTTCGTTTTTTTAGAAAGGATGTTAAAAATGTCAGTGCTTGCAGTACCGATAAGTCAGTCTTTCGAGGTAGATAAAAATAAAGTTAAAGATTTTGACAATCAGTCTCACCATAAAAAACAATGGATATTAGATAGATTGTCTAAGTATAATAAAAACGAAATCACATGGGATTAAAATAATCCTTTTAAATGATTGTCGCCCACCACTGGCGACTAATAAGTGACTGGCTCGATAAATATGTTTCGCATCCGACCAGCGAATAATAAATCGGTTGAATTTTAATCAAGTTAAAAATTGGTAACAAATGTACATTTGATGACTAAATATAGGTAGACTTTTAATACGCTTAGGGAGTATTATGTAGGTACAAGGAAAGGTGTATATTATCGTACACATTTACATATCATAATAGTACCATTATTAAGGTGTGTGTGTTATGTGCTTTTCCTTTAGAAAAAAGAATAAGAAAGGGAGTAACGATATGGCAGTTATGCAAAAACCAAGACAGGCATTCATCCTTGACAGCAAGAAAGCTAATGATTTTTTTAGCATTAAGTCATCTAAGGAGCATAATAAAATCATTGAGAAGAGAGCACAGTCGTTGCGAAAAATTCTTAAAGATGAAACTAAGAAGAAGTAAAAAGTTTGCCAAAGAAGAGTTGTTTAGTTTAAAAAGATTAAATGGTAAAACTTATAAGTATTGTAAAAATTTTAATTGTGGCAACGATTATTTAAACCAGTATGCAATAGATACTTCTACAGATATTACAGATGCTGTGAGCTTTATGTATGTCGATAACAAAACAAATAAAGCTGCGTGTATCTATTCATTGTCTTGTTCAAGTATTATACATAACAGTGGCGACAACTTATCTCTTATTCCTGCGGTTGAAATAAAAATGTTCGCATTAGATGTGGCGTATCAACATAGGGATTACTCTGATAATCCAGAGGACGGAACTTATGGAGATGTATTTTTGTCGTTTATAATTTCGACAATTAGAGATTTCAGCGAATCACAATGTGGATGCGATTATGTGGTGTTGTACTCTGTGCCACAAGCAGAAAGTTTTTACAAAAGGAACTTCTTTGAAAAGTTTGCAAGATATATGCAACCAGACAAATCAATTATTAATACAGACTGTGTTCCTATGTTTCATAGACTATAAGACAAAATAAGGTATCAAAAACCATTAGGTTTTGTATTGAGAGGGTTAATGACTTTCCCATAGTTTTTAAATTTTTAGGGGTAACTCGATTTGAGTTACCCCTATTTTTTTGTATTTTATTTCACAAAATCCAACGAACCAACTGCTTCAATTTTTTCCGCCTGAATAATATGAATGTAGGTGTTGTAGGTTATCGTAGTGTCTGCGTGTCCTAATAATTGACTAATTATTTCTATATCCACATGGTTACGAAATAACTGTGTGGCAAAGGTGTGACGCAATGAATGAACACTGTACGAGGTGCTTATACCCGCCCGTTTAAGCATATATTTTAAACTTCTGTTTAAATTAGATGAACTATTAGGATTTCCATTCTCGTTAGCACATACCAACTCGTATTTTTTATTGCAATCCCATAAACCTTTTAAAGCTCTTTGAGCTTCTTTGTTTAATGGAATAATTCTTGTACTGCGTGTTGTCTTTGGAGAATGTTGCAATACCATTGTAGTTGCATAAGGTTTTTTGGTTCGAGGATTGATATTATTTTTATCTCGATTTAATACTGTAACATAACTCTTATTAACAGTAATTGTGTGGTTTTGAAAGTCAACATCATCCCAAGTTAAAGCTGTTGCCTCTCCAAATCTTAAGCCAGTATTGAGCAAAAATACAATAAATTCTCCTCTAGAGTATATTTTTGTTCCATTAGGATGTGTTTTATACGCCAGCTCGGTTAATTTCTTTACTTCTTCCTCGCTTAATGCTGAAACCTGTTTAGTATCCACCTCAGCTTTCAATGATGCTGGCAATTTCACATTAAGTGCTGGGTTTATTGTTACTTCATTATTTTGCATCCCTAAGCGATATTTTTGTGCTATTGTTGTTTTTACTTTATCTATTTGGGATAAAGAATACCCCTGTTTCACCATTTTGTTTATAAGGGCTTGAACATCTTTAGATGTCAACTGGTTAATTTGTATATAACCAAAATTTGGAATAATAAATTTATTGATCGTTCTTTCTTTTGCATCAAAACTTTTCGGTTTTAAGGTATATTTCAATTCCTTGTACAACCATTCTGAAAACCAATCCTTAATTGATTTAGCTAATATGATATTGCCATCGTTTTTAACAAACTCTTCACTTTTCTCTCTTAGTTTTTTCTTTGCTTCTTGCTGTGTTTTTCCGTAGACGGTAATGCGCTTTGGTTTACCGTCAGCTTTATATCCGTACTGAATTGAACCCATCCATCTTCCGTCTTTTCGTAGGGTAATTGAACCTGCTCCGTTGTCTCTTCTGGTACGAACTGGTTGATTTGTGTTTTTGTCATTTTTTGTGTTTTTCAT